TGCGCTGTGCCGCGAGGTGTATGAGGAGTGGCTTGAGATGGCAGTGCTGGCAGGCGTCTTAGATCTGCCTAGCTATGACACCAGTCCTGCTAGGTACACCGAAAGCAACTGGATGGCACCTGCCTCGCAGTTTGTAGACCCACAGAAAGAAGCCTCGGCATACAAGGATCTGATCCGCAGCGGGATCATGACGCTTTCGCAAGTCATTGCCTTACATGGCGGCGACTTTGAAGATCAGATGCGTCAGCGGCAGCATGAGCTGGCAACTACTGATGATCTGGGCATTGTCCTTGACACTGACCCTTCACAGGTATCAAGCAACGGCATAGCTCAAGCTGTGCCATACCCATCAACTGAGCACCCCGAAGATCACGATGAGGAGGAGTAATGGCAACCGTAGGTGACACCAAGATCAACCTCATGCCAACTGACGGCATGAGAGAGGAGGCGCGGCGCTATAAAGCATGGAAGGCAGATGGCAGACCCGGTGGCACCAATGTTGCTGCTAACCGCGCAAACCAGATCTTGTCAGGCAGCGAGTTGTCTCCTGACGTTGTAATTCAGATGAACGCATGGTTTGCTCGCCATGAGGTAGACAAAAAGGGCAAGGGGTTTACACCGGGGGACGATTATCCTTCTCCTGGTCGGGTAGCATGGGCGGCATGGGGGGGCGACCCCGGACAAACATGGAGTGCTATGAAATCAACTGCCATTAAAAACGCAGAAGACCGCGCAATCGAAGAGATTGACGAGGAAACCTATCGCGCTGAGCCCGGCAGCCTAAAGGTTGGCGACTTTGTGGAATGGGACAGCAGCGGCGGTATGGCACGAGGCAAGATCACTCGCATCATCAGCGAAGGATCGGTTGATGTACCTGATTCTTCATTCACCATCGACGCAACAGAGGAGAACCCTGCTGCTTTGATCCGGGTGTACCGGGAGGATGATGGCAGCTACGAGGAGACTGACCGAATCGTTGGGCACAGGTTTTCAACGCTTAGCAAGATCGCAGCGTTGCGCTTCCTTGAGGGCAAGCTTCTAAGCAGGGCAGTCTCTACGGAGTTTGCTGAGGCAGATGATCGCCGTATCACCTTCCCCTTTGCTAGTGAGACGCCTGTAGAGCGGTACTACGGGATGGAGGTGCTGAGCATGGACGAAGACTCCATGGACATGTCACGCCTCAACGACGGTGCTCCTCTTCTCTACAACCATGATGCAGACCGCATCATCGGTGTTGTCGAGAGAGCTTACATTAAAAAGAAACGCGCCTATGCCGAAGTCAAACTTGCCAATAACGACCTTGGTCGTGAGATGCAAGAGCTGATTAAGGATGGCATTATCCGCAACGTCAGCTTTGGCTACAAAATCAACGAGATGGAGGAGGATAGGACCACCACACCAGTGACCTATCGTGCTACTAGCTATCAACCCTTTGAGGTCAGCTTGGTTACGTCGCCTGCGGACAATTCAGTCGGGGTAGGCCGTGCCTTCTATCATAATGAAGACACACATGCGGCTTCAGCCGTTCAATCAACCACAAACAACGAGGTTCCAATCGTGGATCAAACAGTCAACCTTGATGCTATCCGCGCTGAAGCCAGCCAAGCTAAAGCGAAGGAACTAGCTGAGATGATTGCCCTAGGGCAACGCACTAAAAACACTGAGCTTGCTCAGGAGTTTATTTCCAACTCACGCGGTCTGGACGAACTTCGTTCGGCATTGCTTGAGAAGATGGGCGTCCAAGAAAAGCCTGTCAACCCTAAGGATTCTGAGATCGGTCTTAGCACTGCTGAGCGCCGTGACTTTTCCTTCCTTCGTGCCATCAATGCAATGGCGCACCCCAGCAACCAAGAACTACAAAGGGCTGCTGGTTTTGAGATTGAGTGCAGCCGTGCAGCTCAGGCCAAATCTGGTCGGGAAGCTCGTGGCATGATGATCCCCGCTGACATTCTCAGCTACGGCAAACGGGATTTGACAGTTGGCACTGCATCTGCTGGTGGCGATCTTGTCAAGACCGAGCTGCTGACCGACAGCTTTATTGATCTGCTCCGCAAGGCGCTGATCTTGCAAACTGCTGGCGCAACTGTCTTAACTGGCCTTCAAGGCATGATCGCGCTGCCTAGGCAGAGCGGTGGAGCCTCTGTCTTCCACGTTGCGGAATCTGCCTCAATCACGGAATCACAGCTCACTGTTGATCAGGTGACAATGCAGCCCCGCACCATTGGTGCGATGACTGATTACTCAAGGCGTTTGCTGATCCAATCCAGCATTGACATTGAGAACCTGATTCGTCGTGATCTTGCTCAAGGCATTGCCATTGAAATTGAGAACCAAGCTCTCAACGGCACTGGCAGCGGCTCCTTCCCGCTGGGCATCCTCAACACCACCGGCATCAACACTGAGTCTGGTGTCGCAACCTTTGCTGACTTTATCAACGCTGAGGCAACCCTTGGCACCGATAACGCGCTGCTTGGGCAGTTGAGCTACCTGATGAACTCCGCTTTGCGGGGAACACTGAAGGGCACCGAGAAGGCATCGGGCTATCCCGTGTATGTCTACGAAGGTGACAACACCATCAACGGGTATCCCGCGTTGGTCTCCAACAGCATGCCAAACACAACCGTGTTGTTTGGTAATTTCTCTGATCTGCTGATTGGTCTTTACAGCGGCCTTGACCTCATGGTTGATCCTTATACCGGATCTGCTTCAGGCACGGTCAGGATTGTTGCGATGCAGGACTATGACGTGGCAACTCGTCACCCCGAGTCGTTCTGTAAAATGTCTTGATCCTTAACTAGGGGTTGCTAATGCGTATCCAAATGCTGCGTAACACCATTGTTGACCTTAAACCAGTCAGCGTTGGCGAAATCGTAGAAACCAGTGATCAAGCGTCTCGCCTGTTGATTGGTATTGGAAAAGCAATGGCAGCTCCTGTTATTCAAGAAGTTGTGATTACAGACCCCGACCCCCAACCCGCTAAACTCATTCCTAAACGGAGAAAGACCAATGATCCACAACCTAGGGTCTAAGACCTACATCGCCAGCCTGTTTGGCGCTGATTCCCGCACCGCTACTGCTAACGGCACCGCTTTTGACCTGCAAGGGTCTAACGATGCTGAAGGCGAAGCCATTGTCATTCTTGACTCTGAGGCTGGTAGCGGCACCACTCCTACCCTTGATGTCAAGCTGCAAGACTCGGCTGATAACAGCTCGTTTGCCGACATCACCGACAAGACTTTTACTCAGGTCACTGATGGTGGTGCCGGTTTTGAGAAGATCAGCATCAACGCTAACGACGTTCGTCGTTATGTCCGTGCAGTCGCCACTTTTGGCGGCACTTCCCCTGTGTTCGTGTTCGGCGTCTCGCTGGTTTACGGCAAGAAGTACGGCAACTGATCCTGATGGCGATTGCAGACACTCTGGCATTTCTGAACACCGACGAATTTGGCGTTACTTGTCAAATTGGTGCTGGTCAAAGTTTTGTTGGGATTCTGGATTCGCCAATGGAGCAGTTAGCAGGCGGCATGGCGTTGACACGGGAGTATTTGCTTTATGCAAAAACCTCTGATGTCAGCGCCACTGTCCGTGGCACAGCAATCACGGTTGATAGTGCTTCTTACACGGTCAGGCAAAACCTGCCGATAGATGACGGATTATTTAGCGAGCTGCTGTTGAGCAAGGTGTAACGATGGCTGACACACGCCGCGAATTGATCCTTGAAAGGCTTAAGACCAATCTTGATGCCATCACAGGTGCAACGGTCTACAAAAGCCGTGTAGAGCCTCTAGCCCGTGGTGAGGTGCCTGCTGTGATCGTTGAAGCAGTTAGCGACCAGCCAACTGATACAAACTTTTTTGACAAGCTTGACTGGACCTTGCGGGTGCGTATCAGCACCTTAGTCAGAGCAGCAATCCCTGATGACGACTCTGATACCTACACGCAACAGGTTCATCAGAACTTAATGGCTGATCAAACAGTCAACGGCTATGCCCTTGATTTGACGCCTGACCGCACAGACTTTGCCTTGTTTGAGGCAGATATCCCCTTGGCGATTATCAGCCAAGATTTCCTTGTGCGCTATCGTACAAGTAGAACTTTGCTCACCAGCGCCTAGTGCTATGGCTAAAATCGACAAAGAGGTGCCCACACCCGGAGTAGGCGGCAGTTACTTGTTTGACCCTAAGACCGGAAGCCTTACACTGATTACAGAACCCCCCGCCCCTACTGACAATGGCACTGACTCGCAAAAAGTTTCTAGTAGCAAAGATTGAGAGCACCTACGGCACTGACCCAACGCCAGTTGGTGGCAGTAACGCCATTCAAGTTACCAACGTTGAGGTGACACCGATTGAATCCGACAATGTGCAGGCGGCTGCATTTCAAGGTTTTATTGGTGGCAGCACTCGTGGCACCTTGGTTGCTAACAAGCGAGTCAGCATCACTTTTGATGTAGAGCTTGCTGGCTCTGGCACCGCAGGTACTGCACCAGCTTTTGGGCCTCTGCTTAAGGCAGCCGGTTTATCTGAGACTATTGTTTCAAGCACAAGCGTTACTTACGCTGGTGTCAGCAGCAGCTTTGACAGTGCCACTCTGTACTGCTTTTACGATGGCACTCGCCATAAAATCACAGGCGCCCGTGGAACTGTTGGCTTTAACATGACCGCTGGTCAATTTGCTGTTGCCAACTTCCAATTTATTGGCATTTACAACGCACCTGACGACACAGCATTAAGCGGCACCTTTACTGTTGCCAACCAAGCTGCTGCCATTGAGGTCAATGACACTAACGTGACAACCTCAACCTTCCATGGTGTTGCTTCTAGCCGGATTGAATCTTTTGATTTGGCTCTGAACAACGAGCTGCTTTACAAAGAAACAACTTCCAACAAAGAGGTGGTGATCACAAATCGTGCCCCTGGTGGTACGGCTGTGATTGAAGCGCCTGCACTTGGCACAACCGATTTCTTTGCAAAAGCCGTTGCGGCTG